CAAGTCTGACCCCTTCTGGAATATCTACTATCCGCCCAACGGATGGAACTGCCGCTGCACTGTTGTCGAGGTGTCGAAAGAACGCTATCCTCAGACACCGCACGATGAAGCCATGCGGCGTGGACAGGAAGCTCTGTCGAAAGACAAGAAAGGCATGTTCTCCTTCAATCCGGGCAAGGAGAGAAAATCTGTACCCGATTATAATCCTTATACCATCAGCCGTTGCCGGGATTGTGATATAGCTAAGGGTAAGGCAAATTTCGCATTCGTACCCGAAAACGAAATCTGTGCCGCATGCTTGTTTTTACGTGTTTGCACAGAACAAAGAAGGGATACGAATTTTCTCACATATAGGGATAATGTTAAGAATAGTTGTCATTATGTTGAAAATGCAGCCTATCAAAATCTTGCGACTTCTTGTTATTATCAAACAAGAAAATCCCTTAAAAGAGCATTTAGCCATGCATTTACAATAGATGAGACTGTAATGATGAAAAAAGTCATCTCGGATATTAGTTCTCTCACGTATATAAGACCAAGTGAACTCGGAGAGGGTAAAGATATGACTCAGGAACGAAATATACGTAATATTGAAAAAAAAAGACATAGAGGTGTAACGAGATATCATGTATATCATTACATTGATGCGGAAAACAACACCTGGGAAGTGAAGACGGAAGAATGGAGGAGAAGGGCCGAAACAATATATTGTCTCAAAAGATTATAATAAAAATGGAACCGAATCCCTGGTTAGTGAATCACATTCCACCTTAGACCAAACATCATCAGTTCCATTTGCAAAAATACAATAATTATTTTAACTACCAAACAATTTCTCGAAAAAATATCATTTAGAGATAAAAAATCCCCCGCCACAGCCACCATTGCTATATGCTTCCGGTGGATTGCTGGCGGGGGTCCTAGTACCTCAGAACATGCAAAGTTCGTGGAGGCGGCAGGAATCGAACCTGCCGTGATTCCTACAGGAATCCTTGGAAATATATCACCTTTGCCTCCTGTCCCGCCGCTGCGGGATTACCAAACAAATAACGTCTAATACTGATAATTCAAACATTAATCATTCACTACGAGCGTAATGTGAGTGTGCATCACTGCATGACTGTGGGCGGTGACGGAATCGAACCGCCAGATGGTGGAAAACGCACCAGCGCCGCCCGATGGCCCGGCCGCTGCCGGGCAACTAAATTAAAGAACAAATCAATTAATAATGAATCTTCCTGCCTCACGGCAGATCCTAAACCTAACAAATCAACTTGATAAAGAAATCTTATAGTGTCAGCGTGCGCATACCCACGAAGGAGTAGGTCTCTATCTGCTCCACGAGTTCCTCGTGGTCATGGTTCGACGCCGTCTGTTGCAGTTCCAGCCGGTGGAAACTGTCTCCTGCAGCGCCGAGGAGCGCCCGCTGTATCCATTCGCTTAAATCCAGATTGGCCAGTTCCTCATCACGGCAGGTGCTGCCGTCGTATGTAGGGCCGGCCCAGTCGGTGACGATGTGGAGCAGCAAGGTGGACTTGCAACGGTAGTGTACTTCGGTTGCCGTGGTCTTGACGCCCTCCCAGTTGATGGGCGAGAACTCCACGAAGACGGCCGGTCGGGCCCAGCTCTCATCCTGCTCGATGAATTCCACGTTGCGATTCCACAGGTCTATATGCTTGATGAGCGGTTCTATGATGTTTCCTTCCTCATCCGTCTCGCCGGCTGTCAGTGTTCCGTCGGCCGCTATTTGGAGCAGCCGCTTGATGATGACCTCCAATATTTCCTTTCTCATTTCCTATTTCATTTTCAGGTTAAAATCATAATCCTTGAAGTATTCGTCCAGGTTGCGCTCTATGATGTCGCGGACCAGGGCCTCCACTTCCGGGGAGTAGCCGACAAACTGCCGCTTGGGAATGCGGATTCTGCTGCCCGCGCGCATGAGAGCCATCGCCTTCCAGAACTCGGCTTCCGTCGTGAGGCGCTGGTTACGCTTGTCCTTGCGCAACGCACCGTTCTTACGGCGGCCGAAAGCGCCCTGTGCGGCATAATAGCGGGCCCAGAAGTATTTCTTCATCCGCCGGGTCACCATAATCTCGCCGCCGGCGTTGTGGATGGAGGCGTAAGGCAGGTCGCTGTAGAACACCACGCTGTCGCCGTCGATGCGGCTCTTCACGCTGCGCCGGAGTGCTCCCGTGTCTACCAGCAGATGACCGCTGCGCTTGCCTTTTACCGGACTGCGGCGCCGCGCCCATGCCTGACTGAAGAACGCCTCGCGCTCGAAATTCTTGTCAAACTCGTCACCGAGGTCGGTCTTGATACCCCTGAGTATCTTGCGGGTAACGGCTTCTATATTCAACGGATTCGTCATATTGTGCGAAGTCAAAAAACAGTTGTGTGTCCTTGGGAACGTCGTTCGTCGGGTCGGCACTGGCGTTAAGGATGTTGTAAAACGTCCTTTCGGAGATGGCGTATACCGGATAGATATACCGCCTCCATATCTCCCTGTTGGGCAAGCCGCGTTTCACGTGCTCATCATAGATTCTGTTGATGTCGGCCACCCGTTTCTTGTAGCTCACGCCGAGCCTCTTGTGCATTCTCCTTAATCCTTCCTTACGACAAACGGTTTGATGTCCAGCCGCATCTCACAGCTTACGAGTACCCGGCCCGAACCGAGACACTGCGGACACGTCTGTGACTCTTTCTCTCCCTCGACGATACCCTTGCCACCGCACAGGTGGCAAACGGATATCTTCTCAGGTTTTTCAACGTGCTTGATCATTCGGCGTCCTCCTTTTTGGGCTCCACGAAGAAAGTCTCTTCCTGTACGCTCTGGATGCCGCACTTGGCCATCTGCTCGCGCATACCGTCCTCGTCGCGATCAGCCAGGAGCTTGTCCTTGGCAATCTCGTCGGACGTGCGGACGTATGTGGGCAGGAACTCCTTGACGAGTTGCAGGGCGCTTGCCCAGGTAAATCCCTTCAGCGTCTTGAGCTTGGGCGTGCCGGTACGGAATCCGATGGTGCCCTGCGCCATGTCAAGACTCTTTTTCTTGACGAACAGTTCCGCCTGGTTCTCGGTGGCAAAACTCTGCAGCACGTCGAAATTGCGCGTGCGCTCCTCATCGAGAGAAGCCAGACGGTCGGCGAACTTCTCACGTATCTTGGCACACTGCAGCTCAATCTCTGCTGTAATCTTGACATACTGCGCGTCAGCCTTGGCGTAAGCGCTGAATGCGGCATCGGCGGCTTCCCGCGTAATGCCGGTGATAATCGTTTTCTTAACTCTTTTAGCCATAAAATTGTATATTGAAGTTAGTAAATAATGTTCAGTTCATGCTCTTGTCAGGCATCATGACCACCAGGCAGCGGCCGTCTTCCTTCTTCTCGTCAGTGGGGGCGGAAAAGCCGCCTTTGTTCTGGATGGCGCGGAGCTTCCGGCACAACTGGAGCAGTTCTTCCACAGTCAGACGGGCGAACGGCTTGCCTGCAATGCGCGCATCCTCGCAGAGGGCATTGATGCGCTGCCAGGATGTGGTGTCCACGCCCATGCGCTGCATCAGACTCAGACAGCGGCTTCTCTCCTTACGCAGGCGCTCCCGGTAACCTGAGAGGCGCTCCAGATGGGACAGACAGTCATCATATTCCTTTGCCGTCATCTCCCGGAGACTGTCCGTGCGGCCGCCGGTAAACTGTCTGACGACGGATTCCTTTAGCTCCTCGCGGTCGCCCTGGAAGGGCACATCCTTCAGGATGGCGTAGAAACGGGAGAAATCATGTATCTGTTTCATACCCAAAAGAATTTACGCGTCCTCTCCATCTCACCCCTGGCACCACGGAAGTCCCAGGTCAACAGTCGCGCGGCGGCGAACATCAGTCCGCCGGCCACGGCAAAGATTCCGCCCATGACAGCCATCGGAACGATGACCATATAGCGTGCTACATTCTTCCAGTCAATATTCTTCATAATCACTTGTTTGATGGTTGCCACTCGATAGTTATCACGGCATCGAGCTTACCGCTTCCCTTACAGCGTCGGCAAGGTTGTTTGACATGCTCGCCGTCGGCGTCGAGTCCCCAGAAGTATCCGTTACCGGAGCAATAGTCACAGCGATGACCTCGGCTGATGATGCGCTCCCGGTCCTTTCCCTCTCCCTGGAAGATGCCGGACGCGATCTCTATGTATCTTCTTTCCCTGCTCATCGTTACGGCAAATTATTGGTGGTTCTAATTACCCCCTCCTTCCAGATGGTGTAACTGCTGCCGGCGTCGGCGGTGAAACGTCCCTGGCAGAAGGCCCGGAATCCCACGGTGCGCACCTTCACGCCCGCCTTATACTTGATGCGGACGGCCGGTTTGCCGAGCGGCTGGCCTTTATACTCCTGAGAGACGATGATGAAACTCTTGCGGCGGAAGTTGTCAATCAGGCTCTCCACCTGCTCATAGCTCCAATAGCTGGCCTGGAAACTGTCGATGATGACGAAGTGCGGACTCTTGGGTTTCCGAAGGCGGGCCACCACGTCATCGTAGGATTCGCTGACGACGACGCGGAACTTACCCTGCACCTCATACATCCGCTCGCGCTCCATGCGGGCCTTGAAACTCTGACTGATGCCTTCCTCATAACCCAGGTAAAGGACCAGGCCGTAATGGCACAACTCCTTGGCCAGTTGCATGACGAAACTGCTCTTGCCGCTGGCGCTCTGGCCGCAGATAAACCATGTCTCGTTCACTGTCGGATAGCCGAACGGCCCGCTCCATCGCTCTCCCCACGGCAGACACTCGTATTTCTTGGCCGCTATCTCTTTGGGGCTGTATGCTCTTTTCGGCATCTTCCTTACGCTCCTTTCTTGAGTTTCTCAATCTCCGTATAGACACGGCGCAGACCGCCGCCGCAACGTCTGACGATGGCCCCCACGTCGGCACCCTCAGGAGCGTTGACCTCGGCCACGACGCGGGCCTGTTCCAGGAGGAAAGCGTCGCGCTCGCGCCCTTCCTCCGGAGTGACACGGCTGTAACGGCCGCCGTAGCGCGAGAACATCTCGGCATAGCCCACCTTCTGAGCCTCCACGCTGCGCGTAATCTTGGCACGCAGACCGTCGGCGCCCATCATATACCAGCCGCAGCACATCTCCGTCGCGTTCCAGAGGGCCTTCAGTTCCAGGAATGCCTCATACTGCAGGTCACCGGCCTCGTCAAGGATGACGAGCGGACGCTGCATCGAGCGCAGGTAATACACCAGGTCCTCATAGGCGTCCTGGTACTTGCCCGTGACATCGATACCGAACTCGCGGGCTATCTTGCGCACCAGCGCACGCTTGGTCTTCACCTGAGAGCAGTCCACATACACGGCGTTGGCATGCTCACTGACATACCAGCGGGCGGTGAACGTCTTGCCGATGTTCGGCAGATCGCACAGCAGCACGCTCAGGCTCCGCTCCTGACAGGCCGTGAGCTGGGCGGTGATATACTCATACGTGGCGGTCCTGGCGCCCTTCCAGGCGATGCCGTCGCGCAGACTCACGTCCAGCCGTCGCGCGATGCTTATCCAGTTGGCGTCACTCAGGGCCTTCTCCGTCTGGCCCTTCTTCAGGTTACTGTACACGCTGGTGGAGATGCCCAGCGCCGCGGCGTGCTTGGCGTCGCTCGGATAATTCTTGCGGTTGGCTGCAATGGCTGCCAGAATCCGCTCTTTGTTGCCTGTTGTAATCATAATCTAACGGCGTTTGAATGATATATAAATGATATGGATATGCTTATATGTTGCTCACGGCCCTGTTCCTTGTCTGCGCTGCCGTCTCCATGACAACAGGCGGCAAGACCACGTCCGGGGTGATCTCCTTCTCCAGGGCTACGGCGTCAGACGCTCTCGCCGGTTCTTTGGACATCACGCCGACAGACGGCACGTCGATGGAACGCACATACTTGGCCGTGCGGGCAATCTTCTTCTGCTGGTCGATGTAGGCGGCCACGTCTTCGTCGGTCTGCTCGGCCATGACACGGTTGTATGTTACCACGCGTTCCACCTTGTCGATGTAGCGCTCGCCCTGGAACAGGTAGACGTCCGTGGGTTTTCCGTCCTCATCGGGCAGGTAACAGGCCGTCACCTTATAGTCGTTGGGGCGGAGTTTCTCGATGACCTCCGGAGCGCTCAGCCACCACTGCTCGCCGGCCACGGTCACCGTGGAGTTACGACGCACGCTGGTGTCAACGTGCTCGCCGATATACCAGCTCAGCCTTAACTTGTCCAGAGGCTGCAGTGAGGGATTAAGGCGCCCGGTAAGCACGTCCCAGCGCGTCATGCCCGGGAATCTCGCCTGGTCCGGATGCGGGGCGTGGTTCCATTCGTAGCTGTCGCGCAGGTCATCAGCCACCAGCTCGTCCCAGGAGTAATACTCCTTGTCTTCCCAGGTGTCATTGTCCGCGTCGCTGATCTTCTTGGATTCCGTCCGCCATTTTCCCTTACCGTAGAATCGGCCGATGCCCTCGTGGTTCTTGTGGATGATGCTGCGCTTCTTGGCGCCGTTGAGCTGCTCGGCGTATTTCTCCTGGGAGTTCTGCGGGGCGCAGAAGTGGACGAAAGGAAACACGATGCCCGCCTGAAGGAAACCGTCTTTATACTGCGTCATCAGGTGGTTCTCCACCTCAATGCCGGCGGGAATACCCCAGCCGTTGCGGTCTATCAGACGGAACATGTCGCGGAAGCAGTTGACCACAAGCGTCTCGTCCTTCTTGCGGCCATACGAAGCACCGACGACACACTGTGAGACGACGTCGTAGGCATAATAGGCATGGACGCGCTGTTTCGTGTCCCGCAACTTGCGTGTCAGGTCAACGTCGTCCATGGTTATCTGCGACAGGCTCCACTGCCCGCCGTGGCGGTGCACGTGAGGCATCTGCTCGTGCATGAACGAGATACGGGAGCGCTGCGCCTTCTCGATAATCAGCTTGCTCTTGGGCTCATTGAGGATGTTGTTGACGGTACTCTCACTCAGAGAGAGCGGGTCACCGTTCTTGTCCGTGTAGTCGTCCGGATTGAACAGTTCGCCCGTTTCGATGTCATATACGTCCAGTTCGCCGGTGACGAACATGAGATACTGCTCCCATACGCTCTTGTTGTAGGGCTGGTTTTTCTGACAGGCGATACCGATGATGAGACGTTTCACCGCCTGTGACACCTTGCGGGCGCTCTGGTTGCCGAACTTGCCGCTTATCAGGCTGATGTAGCCTTCCCGGCGGTAGAGGGCCACGCGCTTGCGGAAGCGCAGAGGATGCTGCGGCAGCGTATGACCGTAGCGCTCCTTGAGTGTGGCAATGGCGGCAGCCATGCGTGTCCAGTCATACTTGCAGCCCATCAGACGTTGCGCCGTGGCGGCCCTGTCATAGAGCCGGATGCAGGTGTTCAGCACGCTGGCGTTAATCACGCATTCCCGTATTTTGGCCACGGGCAGGTCGATGCCCGTCTGCTTGCGGTCGTTGAAGAAGGCGATGGCCGCCTGGTCCATCTCAAAGTTGCCGGTTATCCAGCCGCGCAGACAGAGTTCGTCGCTGTTGGGATGCAGTTCGATGACCTTGGTCTTGTAATCCTCGGGGAGTGAGTCCACGGCAATAAGAGCAGGCGTGTCCTTACCGCCTCCGCGACGCACGACAGTAAACTTGCCGCGCCGAAGGCCGTTCTTGTAGACATTCTGCGTCATGATATTCTCGCCCACCAGCTCGCGGGCTGAGATGCACACTGCTCCTCCGTAGTATTCCATGGCGATTAGATTCCGGCTGCGAATTCCTGGAGAGCGTACAACTGTCTGATGCTGATGTTGTGCACCTTGGCTCTTACCTTGTCCTTATGGATCACCACCGTGTCACCGGTGTTCTTGTTGACCTCGATTTTCGCGCCATTGGGGAAGATCTGACTCATCATGCCTTTGGCATCGTGGATGGTCTCGTATTCCGGGATGGTCAGTATTATCTGACCGCCCTTTTCCAGGGCAACCGTGCGTATCTTACGCGCCAGATCGCTGTTGGTGCCGAACGACAGTGCCTTATACACCTGCCGCTCGCTTACTCCGAAAATTTTGCTGAGTTCGTCCTTTTGAGACTGACTGAGTCCTGAGATTTTTCTTTCCATAACTATATTGATTAATTAATGATAATCAGATGAGTGCCCGTTCGGTAATCACGCCGTCCGTCTTGGCCACCGAGATAAGATCCACATATCCTCCCTGGGAGGTGTGCATGGCGATGATGTAGTCTCCATACAGATTCGGATCATCCTGGAAGTTCCGGATACAGTCCCGCTCCGCTTTGGTCAGCGACTCATACTCCTGGCAGAAGAACGCATCGTCCCTGCTGTCTCCGACATTGCGGTAGTATGTTGCAAATGTGAAATCTTTATCTATCATGTTGAAAAATTTGCTCGTTATGGTCTTTTTTTGTATTTTTGGCAGCACGTTCAGTACTGAACACGGTGCAAATATAAACAAAAAAGTTTATTAAGGGTTTATTTTGGGTTTATTTTAATTCATTTTTAATGTTTTTTAATAATGACAGGGGAAGAACTTAGGGAAGAGATAAAGAGCAAAGGCATCGCCCTTAAGAGTGTTGCAGAAGAGCTTGGCATGTCTCAACAGGCTTTAAACAAGCGATTGAAGGCCAAGAATGTCAAGGCAGACTTCTTGGAACAGATAAGAGGTATTACAGGAAAGGATTTGCATGTAAAGTCCGAATCAATAGACGCAGGTACACTTCTCGAGATTATACAAAAACAGTCCGAAGAAATAGGACGCTTAAAACAGCGGGTAGAAGACCTTGAGCAGCAGCGGGGGAAAGATGCGTCAGATGCCGCAGATACGATTGCCCATGCCGGATAAAGGTTCTTCATCTTGCGCACATACACCATTGATGGCGCTCTATCAGCCGCCATATTCCGCCCTTTTTCCGCCTTTTCGGGGTGTTACCCCCTTGAAATGACGCCTAAATCCTTCGAGAGCCCTTTATATACGCGTAATTTAATAAGGTAAAAATTATAAAACGGGGGTAATTTAGGGGGTATCTATCGAAACAAAAACTTCAAAAATTAACAAATTTAACGCATTTGCCCCCTTTCAACCTCACCCCCTCAAAACCTAAAATGTGACACCCCAAGTTGACACCCCAAGTTGACACCCCAAGTGACACCCCTCTCCAATTTTTTATCATTTTTGCGGTTTCACGCATAAGATAATTTCAACACCGTTTTTATTGCGTTCTGACGCCGTTTCTTCGCCACCTTCACAGTAGTCCGCAAAACCCGTCAAACGCCTTTAAACAAAAGGAAAAGCAATAAAAAAGCCGCACGATGTAAACGCGCAGCAACCAAACGTAAATCAACGTCAACTTACAGCCTCAACCAACACCCCCGGATGTAAACCAAACGTAAAGCAATGTAAACATTTCGTTTTACTTTGGGGCGTCACCCACCAATCCACCTAACTCACTGTATTCTAATCAATTAAATCCTATTTCCTATCCCTCCTCAAATATACGCTTCGTTATGTGCCCCATATATAACGGTTTCCAATCAAAGTTAACAGCCTTTCTATTCAAAGATTCACTAATACAAACTTTGTGATACTCATCTATCAGTTGCTTAACCTGAGGGTATGAGATACTTTTTTGTTCATCATCATTCAGGATTCGGGATTGTTCAATCCAATCCATAGTTTTTCCTACTGGACGAAGTTCAAAACGAAGGGTTTTAGATAACGAATAAGCGTTAATAAATTGTTCAAAAGTTTTCATTTTTATGTGATTTAAATGTCATACTTCATTTTTAGAACTCACAATATTAATTGTTTTTTTCTTTTGGGAGCTACATCCATAGTAATCCCAAATTGAAAACATTTTATCCCAACAGCAATTAGTGTTGGAATGCCATCTGCAAAAATAATCTTTTCCCATGTCATTTCAAAATCTAATTTGGTTTATTTTGCGGGCAAAGATAAATCTCCGTTGTCCCAAAACACGCTACATGCGGAAAAAAGTTTCAAAAAAAGTCCAACCACCCTGGCTGCGCCAGTCTTCCTTATGATGTGGCCGATGCGGTTAAGGTTTCTTCAGATATTCTCCACTTCCGGTCAAATATCTGTCTTCCTTTTGAAGAAACTCCGCCATGTAAATGGGGAAATAGGTGTATTGGTCATCTTGCTCTACATTGGAGAGACAAAAGATATAGGCCTCGTTAAGTGCATAGTTGGTAACGCTCATCATATTGTCAAGGGCGGCGTGGCGCTTGAAGGCAGTGCCCGATTTCACTTCTATCGGAAGTACCCGGTTTTCGTGCTCAACGAGAAAATCCACTTCGCCAATTTTCTTACTGTTGTAATAGAATTGTTTGTCGAAACCATGCGTCTTTAGAAGTTGGGCAACGAAATTTTCACAGATAGCACCCTCATTGATGTCAAATTCTCCATTTAGGAGGGCGGCCTTCGATGCCGGGGTAAGTAATTCATGCGTAAGCAAACCTACGTCTTCCATAAAAAGTTTTAGGGTGGTCCGTTCCTTGTTCATTTGCAAGGGCATACGCGGTTCCGTGGTGTTGAATACGGGTATGGCCACACCTGCGCTCTCCAGCCATTTGAAACTCAAATTGATGTCGTTACCACGCTTCAGTCCTTCGATGTCTTTCATCTGAAAGCGCTTTGACTTGCTGTTCAGTTCTTCGGGAATGATGTCGAAAATCTGTTTGATTCTTAATTTCTCGTTTTCTGAGGCATATTTCGCCACATCCCTGCGGTTGTAGTTTTGAATGGAACGATGCGCTACAGCGACCTGATTGAAATCGCTACTTTCAACAAAAGATTTCACTGCGTCGGGCATGCCGCCGACGAGCAGATAGTATTGGAACAGCCGCATGAACTTCTCATGAATAAAGTCGTCGACCGGTTTCTTCGCGTTGAAACAGTCACGCGCCCTGTCGATAAGTTCTTGATTTACGTTGTTTGCCCACAAAAACTCCTCAAAGTCAAGTGGAAACATTGTCGCATCTGTCAGGTAACCGACTGGCCAGGACTTCGTATCGGTAAGTTCTACACCCAGCATTGAACCGGAAAAAATATAGCGATATGACCCCTCGTCGACAAGAAATTTGCTCATTGTTACGATGTCGAAAGCGCGCGCCAGCTCCTGAATCTCGTCCATAAAAATGACAGTTTCTCCCTTAATGAGCGGTCGATTGGCGAACGTAGACAATCGTAGGAAGAAATCTTTGGTGTCAGTGGCCTGTGATATTACCTTGACTGCATTTTTGTTTTCATGGAAATTCAAATACACACACGATGTAAAATTCTCCTCGGCAAACTTGCGTAGAATATAGGTTTTGCCGACTTGCCGTGCACCGTCTATTAAAAGCGCCTTGCCGCTTTTCTTCCATATCCGTAGAAGACTTTCAACTTTTCTCCTTAACATAATCTTTCTTTTTCTCGTGCAAAGATAATCATTTTTGCATATTTCCCAATTTTATATGGCTGATTTTTGCACTTTTTTCAATTTGAAAAGTTTTCATTTTTGCACTTTTTCTAAGTTTAAAAGTGCTTGATTTTGCACATTTTCTGATTTTAAGGAGCAACACACACAAGCACAACAACACACGGATTGGGGACAGGCGACCCTTTCATCGCCCCATACAGAATAGTATGTCAACCTGTTTCTCCATATCTTATATTTCACATTTTTGTATGCTGGATTAACTATAATGCCCTTTCGTTTAAATCCGACACCCGCTGTTAGTCATTCCACATGGCAAGGTGACGGTAGGGATAACTTAAGATTCGGTCAAACCGCACCACAAAAAAGACGGGGCGGCGCACAAAAAACGGATGTTTTTTTGGGATTTGCGGCGGTTTTCCTTACTTTTGCAATCGTTATGGAGAAATCGAGAAAAGAAGAAGGCCTGCAGGCGTTAGGCACGAAGACGAAGTACAGCACCGACTATGCGCCGGAAGTGCTGGAGACATTTCAGAACAAGCATCCGGAGAATGATTATTGGGTGAAATTCAATTGCCCGGAGTTTACGACCCTTTGTCCCATTACCGGCCAGCCGGATTTCGCGGAAATCCAAATCGCCTACATTCCCGGCGAGCGGATGGTGGAGAGCAAGAGTCTGAAACTCTATTTGTTCAGTTTCAGGAATCATGGCGACTTTCATGAGGATTGCGTCAATATCATCATGAAAGACCTCATTCACCTCATGCAGCCCAAATACATTGAGGTGACGGGTCTGTTCACGCCCCGTGGAGGCATCAGCATCCATCCTTACGCCAATTACGGCCGGCCGGGCACGAAGTATGCGCAGTTGGCCCAAAAACGGTTTGAAATGAAGGGTATTTAATCTTTTGCACAGGTTTTCCTTATGAGCAAAAAACTGGTTTTGTGCTGGTTGCTTGCGGCTTGTCTTCGACCGGCCCTCGCCGCATCCGATACGGTGACGGCGGTGATGCCCGATACGGTGACGGCGGTGATGCCCGCGGCCCGTCCGCGGGTAGCCGTGGTTCTCAGTGGCGGCGGCGCCAAGGGTATGGCGCACATTGGCGCCCTGAAGGTGATAGAGCGGGCCGGTATTCCCGTGGATATTGTCACGGGCACGTCGATGGGTTCCATCGTGGGCGGCCTGTATGCCGTGGGCTACGACGCCGCCACCCTGGATTCGCTCGTGCGCCGGCAAGACTGGCTCTTCTTGTTGTCCGACAAGGAGACCATCCGCAGTCCGTTCATCAATGACCGGGAGAAGGAAAACACGTATTTCCTGTCGAAGACACTTCATTTCTCGGGCGGAAAACTCCAGAACAACGTCGGCGGATTCATCGAGGGCCGCAACCTGGCCCGCCTCTTCGACAATCTCACGGAGGGGTATCACGACTCCATCGACTTTTCCCGTCTGCCGATACCGTTCTCCTGTGTCGCCACCAACATCATTGACAACACGGAGTACGATTTCCACAGCGGCAGGTTGTCGGAAGCCATGCGCGCCAGTATGTCCATCCCCGGCGCCTTCTCGCCGGTGAGAAAGGGCGACATGGTGCTTGTCGACGGCGGTTTGCGCAACAATTTTCCGGCGGACATCGCCAAGGAAATGGGAGCCGACGTGATCATCGGCGTCACCGTACAGGGCCCGCCCAAGACGGCGGAGGACATCAAGGGCGGTGCGAGCATCCTTTCCCAGATAGTGGACGTCAACTGTAAAAACAAGTATGACGACAATCTGGCCATTACGGATATCCCCATCCGCGTCAACACCAAGGGCTACGGTTCGGCGAGTTTTACTCCCGCCGCCATCGACACGCTCATCCGCAGGGGAGAGGAGGAGGCCATGCGGCATTGGGACGCGCTCGAGGCCTTGGGACAGAAGATGCGCGCCTTTGGCGTGACCGATGCCCGTGCCGGACTGCAAGCCCGTCCCGTCACCGGCGCCTTGCAGGAAAACGAGGACTCCCTGGGCAAATGGCGCAGCCGGACGTCCATGATTCAGGGCAATGTCGGTGTGCGGTTTGACAGTGAGGAGATGGTGGCGCTCCAGCTCAACGGTCTTTACCAACCGGCTCGGTCGCCATGGGAATTCGGCGCCACCATCCGTTTGGGCAAGCGTTCCGAGGCCCGCGTTGAGGCCCAGCTGGTCCCCCTGCATTTCTGCAATATGCGTTTGGCCTATATCTTCCGCCACAGTGACATCAACGTGTATGTGGAGGGCGACAAGGAAGCCAATGTCACCTTCAACCAGCATGCGGTGGACTTCACCCTGTTCAGTTTTATGATTCGCAACTTCCAGGTGGACATCGGTGCCCGCTTTGATTATTACCGCTTTCAGGATTTCCTGACCGGAAGCGTGGCCGAAACCTTTACCGACAGTCTGAAGGATATGCATACCTACAGTTATTACGGCAAGGTGAATTACAATTCCGAAGACCTCTGGTATTTCCCGTCGCGCGGTGCCAAGTTTACGGCGGGCTACGCCTATTATACCGACAACCTTATCGGTTACGACGGGCATACCGGCATCAGCATCATTGACGCGATGTGGCGCATGTCGTTCCCGCTCGGCCGGCGGTTGACCCTCCAACCGATGGCTTACGGGCGCCTGCTCTTCGGCCATGACATTCACGCCATCCTGCACAACCGCATCGGCGGCGACTGGTTCAATCATTATTTCGAAGGACAAATGCCCTTTGCCGGACTGGGTCATGTCGAACTGACCCGGAAACAGTTTGTCGCCCTGCAGCTCAAACTCCAGCAGCGCATCATGGACAACAACTATATCCTGCTCAAGGTGACGGCCGCCCAACGAGCCGAATCCCTCGGCGACTTGTTGAAGCATGGTCCCATGCGCGGTTATCAGTTGGCCTATTATTACAACAGTATGTTCGGTCCGCTCGGTGCCACCGCCGGGTATAATTCTTACAGCAAGAGTCCGTACTTTTTCGTCAATCTGGGGTTCGTTTTTTAGTGGGGAGTTTGCAAACCACCCCGATAAACCTGGAACGGGGAACGTGGCTTTTGGGCAAATGTATATGAGAGATCGGCAAAGTCGGACGACATCAGAAGCCGACGGACGCATGACGCGGTCGGCAGGAAAAGGAGTGATTGGATGCCGTGTAACCGGAAATGACGGGATTATATTATTGTCCGCTTTTTGTTAGGGAAATGGTAACGGTAAGGTATTTTAATGCTAACCGATTTGGTTTTTACCACTCTTTTCCCTATATTTGCCGAAAATATACTACAACGATGAGGAGCATATACTGTCCTATGGTTACCCCCGAGGTTCGCAAACTGTACAATCAGATTGTGGACAAGTACCCGAAGATGGCCGAGCGCGAGGCCCTGTCCCCGCAGTTCATCGCCAATGAGTGCGCCATGTACAATGCCGAGCATGACAAGGACATCAACAATATCCCTACTATGAAGGAGCTTCTTGACTACATTGAGACGCTGCGCAACGCCGAAGGGAAATCACTCCTTTACGCCAAGGATGAGTATGTCATCAAGGATTCTCCCGAGCATAAGGAGATGATTAGCCGTCGGGAGGCACGGGCACGGCATCAGCAGATCAGCCAGGCCCGTCAGGACCTAAGGAACGGCAACATCGGTCAGGCCCTTGTCCGTCTGATGGGCGTCTATCACGGCTCCACGGTCCGCTTCAATAAATTTGACCATTCGTCCGACCCTGCCCTGAATGCCTTGCTTGACGAGTTCCGTAAGGCCGGTATCGAGTTCACGCGTGACAATGAGTGGGCACGTCAAGTCATGGCGATGGCTGATAGGCTGATGGCGGAACCTGAATTGCTCAGTAGTGAAGTCGATAACGCCATCAAAACTGGAAAATGGAGCAAGCAAGCTCTTAATAAAGTAGAAAACTTAGTAAATAAAATAGAAAATGGAGAGATTATATTTAAGCGAAGAGCACAAGAAACTGGCTCCTCGAATGAAAAAGTCAATGGAATCTATGCAGCAGCATCCTTACTCCTTAGAGGACATGAGAAATCAGCAAGCCAGAAATACAGAGATTCAAAAGAAAAATTCAATTCAGAATCTAAGGAAGGAAGAGAGCAAGAAAGAATAATAGAGGCTTGGGCTAAGGCAGCTGATCTTTGGCTTAATGACTATACAGACGAAAATGGCAATAAAGCAAAGTCTTTGGAAGATTTGCTTGAAAGCCAATGGGACTATATTGATCAAGGCTCTGAAGCTGAAGTCAGAAGATTTGATGATAATACTATTATCAAATCTATCAATATGTCTCATTACAATGATAATGTAACACGTCTTATTGATAAGATTGGCATCCATAATCAATTATTTCCCGAAACAGCTCTAAGTATAGTTGGTTTTGGTAGAGACTCTTTAGGACATTTTAGAGTAATAGTAACCCAGCCTTATGTAAAGGGACAACAACTTACAGATGCCGAGTTTGATGATTTCATTAAAAAACATAATCTAAAACTTGTAAATGGTGTAGCTACTTCTATGGATGGTAGTGTTTCCATAACTGATTTAGCTCCGTATAATATCATTAAAGATATAAATGGGGAATATCAGGTTATAGACGCTGATTATCGTTATAATACTGTTTCTGAGGGAGGGAATATTGTTCTTGATAGTACTATTAATAATAATCAAACAGCAGAACAGGAAAATAAAGGTATTAAGTACCTCCGCACCACCGACGGCACCGTCTACGGTTTCACCTACATGGGCAAAATCTATCTCGACCCCGAACTGGCCGATTCCGGTACCGCTATCCATGAGTACACCCACCTGTGGGCGGAGATGATACGCATGGAGAACCCGGAGTTCTGGCAGGAGATAAAGGAAACGATGAAGTCGCTCCCCGTATGGCAGGAGATTCTTGACAATCCCATGTACAAGAAACTGCGCGGCAACGAGGATGCAATAGCAGACGAGGTGCTGGCAACATATAGTGGTCGCCAAGGCAAAAAGCGTATTGATGAGATGATGCAGCGCATTGACCGCGAAATGCCTAATATGTCAGAGCAAGAAGTCGCAAAAGCTGCCATCAACCGTTTGCGTGATGTCTTAAACCGCTTCTGGCAGGCTGTTGGAGAGATGCTTGGCATTAAGGGCCACACCCCCACGCAGATTGCTGATATGGTGCTTCGTGATTTGTTCAACGGCATTAATCCGACGGTGTCATTGCAGACGGGTGATAGAATTCGGATGCAGGCCACTTCCGGATTCACGTAGATAGATGTGAACATCACGCAAAACGCACAAGCCGACAATGTGTTCAACCGTTTTGGTAACGACGCACAAAATGCCCGTGACGCAAAGGCTTACAAAGACGCTTTCAACATTCTTCGCAATAACAATGCGTCTAAGGAGGAAAAGGCCAATGCTACGGCAATAATCAAGAGAATACAGGAACGCCGCAAAGAAGAGATGGTGTCACTTGTGACTGAACTTCTTGACGGACGTGACGATATTATTCTTGAAACCGTCGGTGAGGGAACGGGCGTTTATGATTCCGACAATGGCGTTATTACTGAGTACACGTCAGAGGTGAAGTTGAAAGTTAAGCGAGGTAAGGAACAGGAAGCCAAACAACTGATGGCTGTTCTTGCCGAGGCCTTGAAACAAGACGCTTATATTATGGCAGGCGAAAATGCAATAATTGAAAGAACTAAGTATCTTAAATTAGACGAAAAAACAAAAGAAAGCTACTATCCGACAGTGCAATACGAGGCAGATCATGTTTTTACACCCGAGGAAGTAGCCGAACTCTCGAAGAAGTTAAGTGAAGAACATCTTGGTTGTACGATAATAGGCAACAAGTTCGAGTCAACTAACTATGGAGAAAAGTCGGAAAAAGAGTTCCGGCAAATTGTAAAAGAAATAATAACCGAAAAATATGGTAATGCCAAAACCGAAGCCTCGGACAGCAGAAAGGATCAAAAAGGATCTGGAAGACCCGGAACTGCAAAAAATGATTCGGGAAAATCCGGAGGAGTGGGAATAAAAAACCGATACAAATCAACCGAGTACATAAGTGCTCGAAATGAGAATGATAAATTTATAGACAAAGATGGCAAAGAAACAAAAACAGAACGTTACTACGGGGACATCTACCTCGGAGGACAACGAATGGAAGGAAATGACGTTTCAGTTCAAGAAAAAGGTTTAACGAACGCAGACAAGTTACTGCAACGGATGAAGAACGTTGTTAATAACAAAGAGAAGAAAGTCATAGACCCAGCAGAGGCCCAAAAGAAACTGGAACCAAAGCAAAGGAAAAAGACCATCCACGAGCGCATCGACGAGCATTTCTCCAAACAGGACCAGCAGACGGTCACTGACATGATGGGACACATGTTCGTCGACAAGCTCGATGACTTCTACGGCCGCTGTATGCAGCGCTACGTCAGGCTCCGTAACCGCTATGAGGAGGACTCAATAAACGGCTCATGGAAATCCTTAAGCCGCTCCATCACCATCGATATGCTCACCAAGGCCGAGGCGCAGCCGAGTTTCGCTTTTGCGCAAGTAAGGCTGCGCCTCAGCAATGTGAAAATATATTTTCCATTGCATTCGGCTTGCACTTACTTTGCATGAACGAAGTTCGTGAAACAGTTGTGCGGATTTTCCCATTTTACCGTTTTTATCCATATTTACTCTTAATCTATGTTAAAAATCGGCCCTCGCGCGCCCGCGTGACTGCACTTCCGGGATGTACAAAGGGCGGAACGCCATTTTAGTCACGCGCGCACGCACACAAGGAGTTTCGTTTTGGGAGAGAGGAAAGCATTATGAGAAGATTCGTGAAACAATTAATTGCGAGTTATTTCAGCCACATCGTGGCGCACTGCTCTGAGCGTAGCGAGG